CCTGTGTATTTAAAAGTTGTACAATCTGAAGCAAGTGTATTAACTACTATAAGATATGTCAATACACGTAGCCTCATGATGTCAATTTTCTTTAATCTGTGAATTTCCTAGCATTTAAGTTAGCTTCTATATAATTATGGACTTCATCTAGTTTTTTTGTAGCTTCTCGTAAAACTGTCTGTAATGTAGAGTATTCTTCTACACTAAAATACTTTTTAAGTTCTCTTATATCTGTTGAAGTTCTTTCAGTAATTAAATTACCTGCTCTATTATATAGTAATTCATAGCTTAGAAGTTTTGCTTCTTCTCTTTTAGTTCTCATTTCTCTATTCCTGTAAAGGTAACAGAATCTTGCTTACCTCGTAGTCCTGCTTTCATGTATGTTGTAGCTCTGCCTTCAAAAAAGTTCTGATGTTCAACACCCATGACCTCATCAATCCAACCTAGTGGGTTTTCTTTTTGGTCATAGTTAGTCTTAAGTCCAAGCTGAAGTAATCTTCTATCAGCTATGTATCTATTGTAAGCATACATATCTTTCTTGGTTAGTCCTTGTAAGTCTCCCATCTCAAACACTAAGTCTAAGAACTTGTCTTCTAGTTCTACCATGTCTCTGCAGATTTGATAAAGCTCTGCTTTGAAATCATCTGTCCATATCTCTATGTTCTCTTGTATAAACTCTCTGAATAGTTTTGTCATTGCTTCAACATGCATTGACTCATCACGAATAGAATAGGTAACAATCTGTCCCATACCTTTCATCTTACCGAACCTTGGGAAGTTTAATAGTATTGCAAAACTAGAGAACAACTGCAACCCTTCTGTGAAGGCTGAATAAACAGCTAGTGTTTTAGCTATAGTTTTTTTATCAGACTTAAGAGGTTTAAACTCCCCAACGTAATCGTGTTTGTCAGACATTTCTTCGTACTCGGCAAAAGCTTTGTACTCTATTTCAGGCATACCTACAGTGTCTAACAATAGACTGTAAGCATCTTGATGTATTGATTCCATGTTAGCAAAGGATGACATCATCATTCTTGCTTCAGGTTTTTTAAAGATAGGCATATACTTATCAATATATCCTGCACCTACATCTACATCAGACTGTGTAAACAATCTAAATATCTGTGTCAGTAAGTGTTTTTCTTCAGGTGTTACATCCTGCCAATCTTTTACATCGGTATGCAACGGAACTGATTCAGGCATCCAATGCATTTGATTTTGTAGTTTGTAGTATTCATACATCCATGGATACTCAAACGGTTTATAATAATCTCTAGTTGTTAATAGACTCATAATTTTTCCTTACCCTTCACAGGCGATACATTCCACATCGTCTAATCTTATACGTGGAACTTTAGTGTTTACATTCTCTACATTACGTGCTGCATTAGTTCTAAAGTAATACAACGATTTAAGTTTATTCATACCATACCAGTGTACATCATTCACATACTGCATATATTCATCATGCACCTCTTGTGGTTCTGTACTCTTAGGTAAAGTAAAGAATAGGTTGACAGACTGTGCTTGACACACAAACTCCTGTCGTTTTGCAGCATGTTCGACAATCCATATTTGGTTTATCTCATTTGCTGTTTTAAATATTTCTTTCTCATCATCAGAAAGTATATCTAAGTGTTGGACTGAACCCTCATTAGCTGAGATATCTTTCCAAACTTTATCTAACTCTTTACCTTTCAGTCCCTTAGTCTTGAGAACTTTTTCAAGGTACTTATTCTTAACTTGGTAAGAGCCGGATAAGGTCTTGTGAGTATAGCAGTTAGCCCTATAAGGCTCAATACTAGGGGAAGTACCACTACATATAATACCACTACTAGCGTTAGGAGCAATAGCCATGAGGTTAGCGTTACGCTTACCCGACCCATGTATGTCAGGAGCTTCGCCTCTTTGAATAGCCAGTTCTTTAGTAGCTTCATTTGCTCTAGTGTTGATATAAAGAAATGCTTTATAGTTAAAGCCAGTCGCATAGATTCCTTCAAAAGGAATGTTCCTGCTTTGTAAATATGCATGAAAGCCCATTGCACCAAGACCGAGGCTTCTCTCTCTATATGCCGAATACGCAGACTTAGTAAATCCTTCTTTACCTTCTCTAACATATTTCTGAAATCTTTTAAAGTTTGCACTATATTCTCCTAACTGTGTTGTGTCTATTGCATTGTCAATGTAGTGCTGTAAAACATTGTCAAGCATGGTTATTAAATCTTGTATAAAGTTATCATCCTTTGACCAAGCATCAAAGTGTTCTAAGTTTACAGATGATAAACAACATACTGCTGTTCGTTCTTCGTCTGTTGGTAGAGTAATCTCTGAACACAAGTTACTCTGTCTAATCTTAAGTCCTAAATCTTTCTGTGCTTTAGGTAAATATTTATTACATGTATCTATGTTGACCATGTAAGGTTCACCTGTCTCTGCTCTAGCATGAATGATTTGCCACCATAAATCTCTAGCATTAATTATCTTAACAGCTTCGTTAGATTTAGGGTCAATCAATCTCCAGTCTTCATCCTTCTCTACTGCTTCAAGGAAAGCATCTGTAATGTTTACACCATTATGTATGTTAAGATTCTTTCTGTTGATGTCTCCACCTGATTCTTTTCTCATGTTTATAAACTCTTCAATCTCAGGATGACTTATATCCATGTAGGCTGCGTAGCTACCACGTCTCGTTGTGCCTTGATTGAAGGCTAACATCTGTGAATCAACTACATGCATGAAAGGAATTGAACCAGTAGAACGACTGCCATGAGTAGTAGAAATACCATTGCTCCTAATATCGCCCCAATATCCACCGATGCCTCCACCTGAACTTGCCAACCATATATTCTCATCATAGTGAGCAGATAAACCACCCCGACTGTCAGGAACATAATTAAGGAAACAACTGATAGGAAGCCCACGACTTGTTCCCCCGTTACTAAGTATAGGAGTGCTAAACATGAACCACCTAGAGGAACTGTAGTTGTAAAGTCTTTGAGCCAGTTCAAAATCTGTCTCGCCTTTGTAGGTTGCTCCGAAGACGGAGGCTCTTGCGAATGCTTCTTGTGCATGTGTTTCATTCTCCCAAAGATATCTATCTTTTAATGTGTCAAGGCTAAACTTGTCAAATGTTTTTTCTTTATCATAATCTATTTCAATTCCTAAGTAAGGCTTAGTTCCTATTTTATCTTCCACCATTATCTTGTTCCTTGTTGTTGACATGAATAGCTATTATAGCATAATGTATAATCTTATACAAGTCTAAATTGTTTTTTCCTTCCTTCTTTCCAAACCTCATAGCATACTTCATAATGTTTCCAAGACAGAATCCTTCTCCATACCCTGAATCAATTATCATATCTGTTGCTTGATACTTACCATTAGAATAATGTTGGTCATATGTATTGCCTACATAAGCTTTTAATTCATTTAATATTTTATCTTCATTAAATTTATAGTTCACTGCTTCTCCACTCCTTCGGTAAACTCTCTTCGTTATACCATGTAAAATTATTTTTCTCTGCCCATTCAGCATGAGTTCTTTTAGTTCCGTCTTTTCTTTTCTTAGCTTGAGGCATAGGTGCAAAAGGTTTTTGAAATAAAAATACTAACTCGTAACCTTTAGGCAAAGCCTCTCGTATATGTATGTACTTACTATACTCTGCATAGTCCCAAAACCTGCCTTTAGCCTCAATCAAAATAGTTTTGTTATCTATTATTTTAACAAAGTCAGGCTCATATTTATGCTTAACTATATAGTCTATGTTATCCCAATGATGTTTCCAATCTTTAAGAAGAGTCTGATGTATTTGATATTCCCAAATACTATCATACCCTTTAGGTACACCTGTCTTTTTAGGTCTAGGTTTTCTTGGTAATCTTCTAGGCATTATCAATAGAGGAGTCATAGTTCTTAACTAACTTCCAGTAATCTAATATACTATTGAACATACCTAGATGTCTTGTATGAGATTCATCATCCCATATATGACAAGAGATTAATCCTGTATCTTTCCTATCAACAAAGATAGAAACTCTCTGTGGATTATCAAAGCCACAACCCTGTGCATAAGCAGACAACTGCATACCATGTTCGTCATACACTAATTTAGATGGGTCTTTGCCTTCTAAGTTATCCTTAGTTTTAAAGTCTACAAAGATACCAGACTTAGAATATAAATCTATCTTACCACCATACCCTGAATCAGCACAGAAAGAATCTTCTGCAATCCATTCTTCATCAGGATAGTTTTCATCTAACCAAGCTTTGATTTTCTTGTAAGGTTTTGTTTGACCTAGACCTAAGAAACCTTTCTCAATTTGATAGTGTATTTTAGTACCTTGTTTGGCAGCTTCCATACCTATCTTTTTAGAATCATGTTTACATCTGTAAGAAAAAGAGTCAAGAGATTCTCCCTCGTATCTCTCTAAAGTAAGAGCCGAGTTAAGTGCTTGATTTATTTTCCAGTTTTCTAATGAAGGTTTAGCTATCATGCCTAGTATGGTAGTAACAGAAGGAACTAAGTTTTCTTTCTTAGCATCTCTAAGAGTAGTGTTCCTTTCTTTACCATTAGCACCAATGATAGTATACATTGGTTCTCCTTCTTGAGTATACCAATGTCCTGACTCAGACGTAAATTTATTATAGCTATCTAATTCAGTTTTGTCAATAAGTTCTTCTTTTTTATTTGTCATCATGTTTCACCCATCTTAATTTTCTTGTATCAGGT